AAACTTTAAATTCATTCATTCCCTTTAACGCTTGGTCGTATATTTCATAATAAATTGCATCATATCCGTTTGGTGTTGATACAACTATCACCTTACCACCTGTGGATAAAGATGCCATACAAGCCGCCCAAAAATCACTATCTGCTTCAATATATGCAGCCTCGTCAAATATTAATATTGTCGGTGTATAACCACGAAGAGCATCCTTAGATGTTGCAACCGCCTTAACTTCACATCCGTTAGTTAATTTAAAATGTCTTTGTGAGTTTTTTTCAGATGAAAATCCAACACCAACCCAACTAGGCCATTGGTCAGTAAATCCTCTAATCTTATTTGCAACCTCAACCGCAGTATCTAACTTATTTGCAATAATTAAAACTTTTTCAGGACTATTCTTTTTAGCAAAAACAAGTTTTTTTGATGACCAAGCAGCTGTTACCGTAGATACTCCGGCTTGTCTATACTTTAGTGCAATATTTTCATTATAATTCTCGTAATCCTCAACCAGACTAATTTGGTCAGGAAATAACTCTAATGGGACATACTTTGAAACAGTGTTGTCATACGTCTGTAAATAAGTTTTAAGGGCGTATGGTGTTGATTTCATACACTTGGCATACTCCATTAAAACGGCTTCTTTAGATAAACTCATATACTATAAATATAAAATTTATCATAAAATAGAAAACCCTTCATCTCTGAAGGGTTTTAAAGTTTTTAGTTAATACCTAATCCTTTTAAAAAGTCATCAAAATCCTCATCATCATCGTCGTCATCATCCTCATATTTTTTCATAGTATCTTCATATTCTTCTTCTTTAAGTTCGGCAATGATTTCATCAACCATATCTTTTACCATTTTCTTTCCTTTTGGTGAACTTGATAAAATTTCACGAGCCATTGCAAAGAATTCATTTGGGGTAAGTTCTGCAAACTTAACAAGGAAATATTGTTGTAAGTTTCTCTTATCATCATCAAATAATTCATCAGGATAAGCTTCACGGAACTTTTGCCAAATAACAGGACCTAGTCTCATATCCCATATTTCACCAACAACAGTGTCTTGTGAATTGATTACAGCTTCTTGTCTTGTTTTATCTTTTGGTAATCCGTATGTTCCTGCAATTTCCATAACACCTTTAGCAAGTTCATGAATAAGGATTGGTAAGTTAACACCACGAGCCTTTACTGTTGGTGGGTCAGTCTTAGCATCTAACTCAGACATACCATATGTTGACTCTCCACCACCTGCCATACCTTGAACCATTGAGTCAGGCATTAACCAATAAAGAGAATCTGCAAATGACATAAAGACACCATACATATTCAGTAATCTTGGGTTAATAGCATTTAACTCTCTGTTTAATAATTCAAACATATAAGAAGATTGTTTAGCAGCACCCTGAATAAGTGAATTGATAAACCTTCTTTTTGCCTTTTCCAAATCAAATTTTTCAAATGAATCTATAAAATCTTCAAGTTGTTCTTGTTCTTCTTCAGAACCAAACATATCTTCAATTTCTTCATCACTTGGTTCTTCACCTTTAGCCGATAACTTACTTGAGTCAATATCATTTGGTTTAACCAATTTTACATCATATTGTAATGCTCCTTCAGGAATACCAAATTCTTTTTGAACAAGTTCAATAGCAAGTTCCTCCAAGTATTCTTTGTTTTCAGATTCAATCTGTGCAATTTCTTGCATAGCGTTCATTACCATCATCTGAAGTCTCATCATTGAATTCTGTGATGTTACATCCTCAAGACCTGTATATCTTTTTAATCTACCGATAACATCTTTAAATCTTTGGGATGCAATAAGTTGTTCAAAGTTAGATGGTTTATCCGGACCTTCAGGTGTGATTTCAGGAAATGCCTTACTACCTGAATGAGGTGTTTCACCTTTTTCAAATTTAGATTGAATATCAGGAGCCATTTTTTCAGGTCCTTCATATCCGATAGGTGCCTCATTAATTCGGTTAACCAATCTTTTTACTAATTGTTCTTTTTTCATCTTACTCACCTTTTAATTTAATATTCATTTTGCCAAAATTCAAATATGATGGTAATTCACCCTTTGGTCTTGGTTCAGCATCAGGCGCTGGTTTGAAAGGATTTTTTCTCGTAGGAGTAGTTGTTTTTTCCTTTTCTTTAGTTCTTTCCTTTTCTTTAGTTCCTGAACCTTTTGGTCTTGGTTCAGTATCTGGAGATGGTTTGAAAGGATTTTTTCTTGTAGGAGTAGTTGTCTTTTCCTTCTCTTTTGTTTTTTCTTTCTCTTTAGTTCCTGAAGATTCTATCATTTCTGAATTTTCTTTAGTTACTTTTTTTCTCATTAAATTCATTAAATCTTTTTTAGTAATTGCTGGTCTTATATTTGCTTCAACAATCTCTCTCATTTTTTGTTCCAAAATTACTTCATATGGATTTTTACCTTCTTTTAATGACTTTTTGACACCAAGAACACATCTTTCAAATTTTTTATCTTCACCTTTAGTGTAATCATCTTTCTTTTTACCTTCCAATCCTAATGATGATGTACAAATTGCAAAAGGATTTTTTTCAACTTTTTTCTTTGTTGTTTTTTTACCCTCAATCATTTCCCCTTCTTTGGTTGTTGCCATGATTTTTTTAGTTGTTGGGTCTTGAGTAATAGTTACCCCATTAACTGTTGCCCCTTTATCACCAATTTGATAAGTTTTTTGATTCGGGTTTACCGGAATTGCTTGTTCCTTAGATTCAGATTTTTTAACTGAAGTCATTCTACCAATAGGTTTATCCATTCCGACAAAACCTTGAGCATTTATCATACTCTCGTGTAAGTTTTTAATTTCTTTCAATGTCATTTTTGATAAAGTGTTTTTACTAACACCCATCTTAATGATTTCTTGGATTTGTTTTTCTGTTACCATTTTCTTCAAATTCTTTATAATACTCAAGGATTATGTCCTTTTCGTATAGTTTATCTTTAACCTGTTGTTCACTCATTCCAAAGTGAAACACTAATCTATTATCTATATCACTATCTTTTTCCCATCCTAATGCTACGACATTATCAATAGCATCTTTCATACAAAAAAAATCGGAGTTTTGAATGAGCTCCATATCTATTCCGTCTCTATTCAATACTCCTACTTTTTTAATTTCTTTGGTATCAGGTGGTGTTGGGTTCCCATTCGCAGGATTTGTATCCCAATCATCACCAAATACTTCAGTCGTTTCTGAGAAAATAAACTCGTAAGTTTTATTTCCTCTATAATTCGCCCCTAGTCCGTTAATAAAAACTAAATAACTCATAGGATATTACCTTGTGGAGATACCTTAAGTTGTTTGTTTTTATTTTCAAACACTAAATTACCTTTATTAGTTTTACCTACAAAAGTAATAAATGGGAAATTGCTAACAATCTTTTTTGATATTTCAGATTGAGCCTCAGTTAATGATAACCTTTCAATTTCTTTTGAGTATCTTACTTTTCTTGATTCTGAAATAACTTTTTGTTCTTGTTTTTTTTCTTTAATGAACTTTTTTTCGTTTTCATTAACTACAACATATTTTTTCAAAATTTTATCTACTTGAGACTCTCCGAAAACTTTAGAAAACATTCCGTCTAAATAATCCGCTTCTCCCATCTCTTCAAGTTTTGGTTCTTTCTCTGTTGAAGTTTCCTCTTCTGAATCAACATCAAATTCATCACTTTCTTCATCTTCTGAACCCATATCATCCATTTCATAGTCGGACTCTTCCTCACCTTCAAATCTTGTTAAGATTTCTTCTTTATCGTCTTCGTCTAATAAATTTAAGTCTAATGCCGACAATATTGAATTAATAATATACTTAACATCTTTACTTGATAATTCTTCTTCATTACCTGAATAATCTCTAATCTTTTGAGCTAACTTTCCAGTTAACTTTTGGATAGATTTAAATGTAACAGGTTCTCCCTCACCACCTTCTAATGGTTCTTCATCGTCCTCAGGCATATCATCCATTCCACCCATATCATCCATTCCACCCATATCATCTGAAGGTAACGAACCATCTGGAGATATTGCCAAATCATCATCTGATGGAGGAGTAGGTGACGATTCAGGTGATGGTGCAGGTGCTGGTGATGGTGCAGGTGCTGGTGCTGGTGGAGGTAAATCTGAAGGTGCTTCAGTTGGAGCTTCAACCTTTGGTTGAGGGGTCTTCAACATATATTTTTTATCTTCAGTAAATAAAGATATACCTTCACTAATACCATTAACTCTATTAATTTCACCAGCCATTAAATTTAATTTTCTCATTGCTGCTGAATATGAAGAAAAATGTTTTCTATTTTTAATAGGGTCGATATATTCTGAAGTCGATTCATTTATATCTTTTTTAATAATATATCCTAATTTTTCTTTAACAATTGAATATCTGTTACCATCAGCCAATGTGATTCTGTAATCAATTGATGATGTTTCATTTATAGAATTTGGAATTGTTTCTTTATATCTAGCAATCTCCATAATTCTTTGTAATTTTTCAATTCCTTGTAGTTTTTCACTACCGATTGGTTTTAGTTTACTCATTTTTTTTAATTATTTAATCCATTAAATCCACCAAGGGTTATTGCAGTTAATTGAACAATAGTATCTGCAGAATTTGACATACTACTATATATTGGGTGTGGTTGTATTGATGAAGTACATGCTTCACAATTAGTCACACCTGTATAATTAATTAACTTATAAGTATAAGTTCCCGACGAAAGTACTGCCATATTATTTTTTCTTTATAAATATACAGAAAATTAAGATTTTTTTAGATTAAGTAAAAAATCTATCTTTTGTTCCATTAGAGAAAGTTCTTTGTCTAAAAGATTATTTTCCAAATTAAATAATTTTTCTAAATAATCACTTCTTCTTAAGTATTTAAACACCAAATTCTCATAAGAATATTCACCTTCTTTTTTAAGACCTGAACTCCTATATTTTTTAAGTTTTTCTTTAAACTTTTTAATATATTCTCTTGCCTCATCAATATCTTTTTCAGTTGCGTTATCCACAACAGTGTCAATTTGACTTTTCCAGTGATTAATTTTTGATTTAAGAATTTTAGTATCAATATTTGAATCTTCTTTTTCAGGTTTTACATCCCATTCATCATATAGGACTGAATAAACCCCTGAACTAAAATGTGCTTCAGTAGCGTTTTGAACATAAAGTTCTACTTCATACCCAAAAATTTTAATATCATGATTTGTATTAAAAATAGTTTTTTTAACTTTAAATAACTCTTCGTAAAGAGATAGTTCAGTATCTGAAAATTGAATAAAATCACAAACAACATGTAAATCAATATCTGAATACTCCGACCAATTATAATTGGCTAAAGAACCTGTGAAAATAACATCCTCAATTAATAAAGGGACCCCAATAAAATCAATAAATTCATTAGCAGTTTGAAGTAATTTTTCTCTCACTTCCGTTCTCAATTGCATATTCTCATCCCAAATTTTTGAGTTGAGGTTATCTTTAGAGAAAAAACTTTTGATTATATTATTATCTTTCACAAATAATAAATATCAACTAATTACAATCTTTTATACTTATAAACTTTTGCAATATTTTTATTAAAAAAACTTCCTTGTGATTCCGCCATTCTAAATTTTGTATACACATCATGTGGTACACCTTCATATTCATATTGAACACCTGTTTTAAAATCAACAATTAGTTTTTTACTTTCGGTGTTAAAATCAGTTTTACTGATATTAGACGATTCAATTTCACAGATAATGTTAGTTCCTTTGATTGTTTCTTTTGTAATTGCCATAACTTTTTTTTTAATGATAAATAATTTTGAATTACATTTGTAGTTGAATTTAAGAACAAATTCATTTAATTTTAATAAAAACTATTTTATGACAGATTCAGTTGAAGAGGGTGGGAAACTACCAAAAAAAACAGAGGTAAATTCAAATACACCTGTGTTAGACAATTTTAGTCGTGACCTTATTAAACTTGCCGAAGAAGGTAAGTTAGACCCCGTTGTCGGTAGGGAAGACGAAATATTACGTATCGCCCAAATTCTTTCAAGAAGAAAGAAAAACAACCCAATTATCATCGGTGAACCTGGTTGTGGTAAGACGGCAATTGTTGAGGGATTGGCAATGAAGATTTTTGAAGGTGATTGTCCAAGAAACTTGGTTGATAAACGTATTTTATCATTAGAGATGAATTCGGTTGTTGCAGGAACAAAGTATCGTGGTCAATTTGAAGAACGATTAAAGGTTATCCTGGAAGAAATTCAAGCAAACCCAAATGTTATTTTATTCATCGATGAAATCCATACGATTGTAGGTGCAGGTAACGCCTCAGGTTCAATGGACGCTTCTAACATTTTAAAACCTGCATTATCAAGAGGTGAAATACAATGTATTGGAGCAACGACATTGGATGAGTATAAAAAACAAATTGAGAAGGACGGAGCGTTAGATAGACGTTTCCAAAAAGTGGTGGTTAGTTCTTCAACAAAAGAAGAAACATTACAAATCCTTAAGAATGTTAAAGACAAATACGAAAATTATCACAAAGTAAATTATACCGATAATATTCTACAAATATGTGTTGATTTAGCC